CGCTCTTCCGATCTCTCCGGATGATTGAATTATCTGAAGTGTTCCGCACACATTAAATCACCATCATCGTAGGTGACATCACTATTGATTAGAGTTTCGATATTCGATACTTGAGGTAGGTTCCACATTTTGTTCCAAAACTTAGGCATGATCACACCAAAAATCGGGCTGTCTACCCAGTCTATGGAATTGTCTAGCAAATCTTCAATAAGAATCTGTATAGATGGGTGAATGTTGAATTTTTGCCAGCAAACCACTCGTGAGTGTTCAGACGGAGTGTTAAATGGAACAATGGTACCTAATGGGCGGTATTGTTTATCATACGCATCTATTAATGTGGTCGTTAAATACCACAAATTGAATTCAATAGGATTAATGCGCGCGCTTACAGAACGTATCATCATGCGGCCGAGGTGGGGAATTACAGGGGATCCAACAAAACTGTGACAATACGAGAGGCCCTTCGCATACGTCAGGAAGTCTTTGGTCCGTTGATTTGCATTTGTAACTCGAGTCGACCAACCAGCAGCGGCAAGATAATACACCGGGTCTCCTACAACACTGGTGTCATAGGGTGAATAAACCCGACCACAGAATGATGCTAATTCAGGCTTCTCGTGGATTTCTAAGGTACAAACAAAGCCCAATTTTGTAGGGATTGTCATATCAAGTGGCGTGTACACAGCTGTTAATCCATCATCACCTTCAAATACGCCTTGAAGGGAATCAGGATCATCGCCACTCTTGAAGACCATGAACATCATCAACATTAAGTTTGTGAAACCGTTACCGAGGCTAGTGTTCATCTCACCTGACATACGTATAGAGTCTGCTTCAATCGTTATTCCACTAAAATTTGTGGTGGTGCGACACAGCTGTAATCTCAACCATGAATAAAGATCCTGATGGCGTGAGTTGCTGTTGTCACCACAAAGCATATAATAGAAAAGTTGTTGTTCGCAAGATTTTGCGATGGCAGCTGAAATACTAGCTTCGAACGAGGTGTAATCGGTTGCATAGATGGTTCTTGGGTATAAGACTCCTAAAATCTCTTTGGGCTGAGCTGAGCCGAGCATTTTAGTTATATACGCCGCGCGCTGATTTTCAGGTACATGTTTAACAAACCATGGAAGTTTGAAGACGACCTTCTCAATGGATGCTATAACTGGTCCGATCAAACATTTGTACATATCTGATCGGCTATTTATGATTCGAGACATTTTCACCTTGTCTTCATCTCGTACATCATAAAATTCACGCTTGATGAAGCTGTCAATTCCTAAAAGTTTCTTCAGCCTGCCTTTAACGTGTCCGGTCTCCAACGCTGCATCACGTAATACTGTAAGCTCATGCAACATTGCTTGGACCTTTAAGTTTGCTCGCCGCAATTCTTCCTTCCTTGACTCGGGATATTTGGTCCCAGCCAACCACTCCTCAAACGACATCACCGAAGTTAATGGGGTGAGGTACTTCCGAACGAATCGTCGCACAAAATTGCGAAATTGACGCAGCATTGGCTGTTCAATTTCAGGCAATATCGGGAGATTGCGCTTAGCAGCACCTAGAAGATAGTTGACCCTCGAGGCATGATTAGTCGCATATGGTACATAAGAAAGCACTCCTGATGAGAGAGTACTAGCTACAGGTTTAGTAGACCATTTGCCAAAACGAGTTTGAATACGACAATTCTTAATAACAAAAGAGTTACTGTGCAATTGCCAGGAATATCCAAACAGGTGCCTTGAGGGCAGGGGGGCTCCCCTTAGTATGGCAGCAGGAGCCCAGGGAGAAAACCCTGAGTTCCCGCTGTTTCACATTCAACTTGACGCGCCAGAAGATGTTCCAAGACATATTGGGTGCCTTGGGTGAGAGTGACTGGACACTCTAATCTCTGATGAGGAGCATAATCATTGCAAAAGTTAAGCACAGACGTCATGGCATAAGCTCTCAAGGATCTAAAGTCCTGGAAAACTGGTGCATTGTTCATGCAATCAAGAAGCAATTCATAAGAGAATAAGAGTGGTACACTGCTCTGAAGTTTTGCACGTATCACCATATCACCGTGTGTTGTTATTATTCCAAAAACTGCTATCAATGTGGTGTGACTTTTAAGTCTGATATTTTTAGAACTCAATGCAGATGGTACAACTACAGGGTCACGATAACCGTACCATGTTGTCCATTTGCTCGTTTCAGGTTGTCTCAAGAGAGCAACTGTCTGTTCTTTAGTATCAGAGTTGAAGATCAACTTCGCATTTTTAGAGATGTTTCCTAATAACGCCAGAGGTGATGAGATGATTTTGCTGGCAATCGCTCCAGCACCCAACCCGTACACGGTTGAGACTCCCGGGCCTATTGACTCAGCCAAACAAAAATCGCCATTTTCTTCTTTGATGAACTGTGGTATTTCATTTGTCCGAGTGAGGATCCGCTGCATGGCTACGTGTGTGTATGCACGTTCAGTCATCATGCTTAAAGATGTTCTGTCAGTGGAGTAATTCAACACCCATAGGTATTGTGGTCGCACTTCAAGAAGATCAGCATCTGCAGCGATAGACTGTGATCCGCTGTGAACTAAAAATCGCTTATTTGGTCCTTCATTTAAGACAGTAACGCGATCGATTTTAATGGTGGTGCGTTTGTCACGCCAGGAATAGCACCCTGGCGCCGAGTTGAATGAGTCGTTCATCATTCGGGTAATGGCATCAATGACTTCTTGTCGTCTAGTCTCACGAGAATTTATTTCCAGTTGCGCAGCACAACGTTTGCGTTCAGCCTCCGTGACTGTTTTATGTACAATTTGAGAATGTACAACTGTTTTGACAGAAACAGGGAGAGGTGTGTTAGTACCGTGTTTAGCGTAAGTGTTATAAAAATCTTGGTAAGAATAGCACGTGATTGGGAACAAGAGGCCATCAGCCGAGAGGGAAACGGGCCAGCCAATGCTACGATTGTTGATGTGAGTTATGAGGTCCAATTTAGCAATAGCAGAAACCACTCGAATATTGCTAGCATCAGTCTTCAGCCATAATGAGCCGTCAAATGCGTCACCTAAGTCAGTTACTTTTGGGCAGTGTTTCTCCAACGACTGTAAAAAGGCAATTATTAGGGGGTTGTCGGCGTTATTATGGAATCGGATTGAGCGGGCGAACTCTGTAAGGTCAGCATCAGTAGGGCGCTGTACTTTACTATGGTCAACAATAATGACCGGATCCTCTTCATTAACGATATGAAGTGAATTCCACTCTGGCTTCATTTCTGAAGCCACTGCAACAGGTGCAGCGTTACGGTTCTCAGGACCGTTAGCCTGGTGGGCTTGGGGCGCACTGGGCGAAGGAGGTGATTTGGGCAATGTTAGAAAAGGAGCGCTGGGTGCTGGGCTCTTTTCGTTTGCCGTTTCGCGCTGCTTCTCAGGCACCAATAGGGGAATTGGTACGAGCGTCGCAGAGGATGAAGATAGAGTTGAACCAATCTGTTTCACAGGTCTAACGATAGACATAGACTTGGACACTGACGGGGTGTGGATTGGCTTGTCAGTCTGCTTCCGTTCATGGTCAGTCCGCCTAGGCGGCGGCCCTGCCGGCTCCATGGGTGTTTCATCCCATGAAAACGTAGCTTGTAGGGAACCAAAGTTATCCTTAATCTCTGGCTCCTTAGTTGCAGTGGCATCACTACCATTAACAATCCTGCCATTGTTGTTAGTAGGGATGCCAGATACAGGCGGTTGAGCACCTGCACCCGTAGCTGGGGCAACGCTGAGGTCACTCTTCACTGTGGAGGCGTCCACTATTGAGATTGATACTTGATTTTGATCAGCTAATGGTGATGCACCGGATGTCCGGCTGTCGTTGTCAGGTTTCAAGCTCTCAAGACGCTCTTGCAGAGTGGGTGACGCGAGGTGATGCACTC